TAATTAGATGGTTGTGAGAGGTTGTAGCGGACACGAGACGATGATAGAGCTTTATTAAGATAATATATATTAAGTTAATTAATGTTATCTTAACCGCCAATTAAGACGTGGTCAGACCTGTGGAAAGTTCTTATGTCGTAAATGAAGGATCTGAAATTCTTGCCGAGTTGGGAAGATCCGGAAAACAGAGTTCCGTATGGGTGTGGCCAATCACCCTAGAAATAAAGCAGAGTGTAAGCATCGGAGTAACATCGGGTAATAACAGGTAGGCATAACGTTATAACAAATTGATCTAAAAATAATGCAAATAATTGTTTACTTTTAGAGAAAGTTAGATTATAATAGATACATAAAATAAAGAAACAACCAATGAAACGAGTTGGCAAGTAAAAGTTAATCATACAACGTCATAGATTAACTACTCAGTGAAGGGTTAGCATGGAATGTTTCTGATCTGTTGATGCTATTAAGCAGATCAATTTAAGCTGAGTTGGCTCGAGCAGTTAGGCAATGGATTGCAAATCCATTTAAGGCTGGTGCAAATCCAGTACTCAGCTCCAATTTAGAATAGGCTTTGGCAAGGGTGCCCCAACCTACCTTAGCGTCTAGTAAGCGGAAGTTGCTGTTTAGCTTCATCTGGCTGCTACTGGGGCAACTATTTAGAAAGGACTTTGGAATACTATATAGCGTGTAGCATTGTGAATCCGTACTACGCAGTGTGAAGCTCTGAATAAAACCAAACGGTAAGTAGTAACCGCAGAGTCCTTTCTAAAGCACATTGGATCAAGGGGCTCGTCACAAACTGCGGGTTTCTCCAGTGTGCCTTTCCCAGTCCACTAACGCCAGCGAAATAGGTTGGTGGTTAGATAAGAAACACGATTGCGGTTTCTTGGATTTGGAGCAGACATTAAGCAGTCAGGTCCCCGAAAGGGATGGTGTCTTGAAAGACGCTAAATGTTCTGTATAATGCAACAGGGTACATGGAAACATGATTGCACACTACCTGTAATAAGGTCAAGTCCGTGACGGTAAAGGTGTTACCCGAGGTTCTGTCCACTAAGCGTGGTGAAGTGCGTAAGATGCACGTTAACAGAATCTATATAACCCATCCTTTTACGATCTGGCTTCCATCGTATAAGGTGGTCGATCCTCGGCAAGGGATTTGACGTAATAGAAGGAAGCAAAGGGGAGAGGCTTTTGCCGAAGTTCTCTCCCCGTCTTTAGAATAGGCATTGTGGTGATTAGTCGAGGGAGGATGGCCGATGCCCTCATGACGTGGCCCAGACCCAGTGTCTATTCTAAATGCTAAGGAACAGTTTGCGGTCTGTGTCTTAAAACTAAAACCGCACTTTAGAATAGGCACTGCTAGTACCCCAATGTGCTTCTGGCGCAAGGTACTAGAGGTTCGAACCCAGTGTCTATTCTAAAACGCACTAGGTAAAGCGTGGAAAGTGTGGCGCCCTCCACGACGATATCAAATAGTGGCTCTGGAAACATCCATGCTGATATCTTTGCCACGGTCTAGTGCGTTTTACTAATTGAGACACCCGCCAAGCCTCTTAACAATGCTCAAATCAGCGCCTACATCTACGGACGGTAGGGAAAATGCTCTGTAAGTGACGAATGCAGAGAGTGGTGAGTCTAGTCCACTTTGTAAGTCCACTGTAACGTGCGGTGGCTGATAACGGAGAATAAGGATTGGGAGTACCCGATCGAGTGTCTCCTCCTCTTTGGGCCTATGGCGCAGCGGTTAGCGCAGAGACCTCATAAGTCTTTGGTCGCTGGTTCGAATCCAGCTGGGCCCACCATATTCCTTCCTGTTATATCCTTATTCCAAAATAATCTAATAAAACTGTTTACATTCTCGATTCTATTTGGTATAATAGCTATATTGAATTGAGGAGAACTATATTATGAAAAAGTATCTTATTACACCACGCAACAGTGCTAAAGGCATTAAGCTATCATTCAAAGATCGTGCTGCAGCCGTTAAATATGCTCGCACTCTTGGCAAAAACCTATCAGTTATCTGCGTAGACTAATGAAGAAGATGGAGAAAGAGTGATGAACACTGAAAAAGAAAACAAACCTGCCGAAATTGACCGTGATAAAGTCTACTGGGTTTGGCAAAATGGTGAGCAGGTCCAGATTTCGTATGATACCTATACTCAGCAATGGGTAGCAATCGTAAACAATAGTGGAAGGGCTTGGTAATGACAATGAACTACGAAAGACGTAATGCCGTAAATCGTACCCGACAATTATTGGTTGACATTTTGTATAAAAACTACGATAATATCAGTGAAGAACTTTGGCAAGAAGCAAGACGTTGTTTGAAACACTATCCTGGTGAATATGATATGGACCTAGCAAAAGAACAAGCGCCAGAAATTTTTGGAGATTGGGAAGACCTCAAATAAGTTGCTAACTGCTCGAAATGTTCTCAGGAAAGAATTAGATGGAATGCAAGCGCAGGTAGGTGAATAATGGCATGGATATCAGAAAATAGTATCACAATCAAACTGCAAACGATATCATTCAAAGAGAATGGTTGCGGCGTGGTTGATGTTGAAGTAACAGCAGATGAAGCGAAAGACTTGATGGAGTTACTGAATAATCGATTTGGTGAGAAAGTTCAGCATCCAGTGTATCCTCATCATGTTCGTGGTTCAGTGAATGGGTTTGAAAGAGTCAACCAAGGTGTAAATGATGAATGTTAAGCAGCTAAAAGAAGCATTAGAAAAGTATGATGAATACTCTATTGTTGTATGTATGGATGAGCATGGAGGCTGGGATAATATTGAATATGTTGTCCAAGAAGGTGGTCAGGTAGCTATTGTATTTGGTGGCGGTAGTCCTTTTAGTGATGAAGGTTAAGTGATGATTCGTAAAAAATAGCAAAGATTTGGGGATATTAAAATGAAATGTAATGCATTGGGTGATTTTATTTTACCTGCTGGGTTTATGATAATTGCACTATCTATTTTGACTATGCCAATTGGTCTAATAATTGATGAGGACAAGACTGATCGCTTAGAGACTTTGAAAGCAGAAGCAATTGAACGTGACTATGCTCTGTACTGTCCTAGAGATGGCGAGTTTGCATGGAAAGGTGAGTGCAAATGATGGGAACTAAGTACACATACAACAAATACAGCGAAGATCCAGCAATCCACGAAGCGGTAAGAGCAGCGTACGCAAATATCAATTTGAGATATAGTCATGCTCTTTCTGACACAAGATTCAGTTGGAACGAAGATAAACAATTCATAGGCGATATCAATTGGAACTACGTAGCCGATGACACCACTACCCATGTTCATACCCCAGAATACTCAGAATGGATGTGTTATCTATTTGGTGGCGATTACGAAAGTGGTATCGGTTGGCGACCTTTGAAAGGGCAGCATCCTAACTGGTTCTGGCGTAAGGTGCAGTATCTCATGTTTGGAAATAAATGGGTTAAGGATATAACAAAATAATCTAAGAAAATTGTTTACATTCTTGATTGGATTTAGTATAATAGCTCTATCAAATGAAGGAGAAAATATTATGAGCAAAGTGTGGTTTATAAGCGATTGCCACTTTGGGCATCGCAACATTTGCAAATACAGGACTCAGTTCTCCTCCATGGAAGAACACGATGAATTTGTATTTGAAGGTATCATGTCAACTATCAATAAGCGTGATACATTATGGATGTTAGGTGATATGTTTTTTGACGGCGAGGTATTAGAAAAGTATGGAAAACCAATTGCTGAACGCTGTGCTAATACTCGTATTATATTGGGCAACCATGATACTGATAACACTTATCGGATGGCAAACGTCTCTAAGATGTGTAGTATCTTCGGACAAGTACACAGCTTGCATTCAAAGTATGGGTTTTGGATTAGCCATCCTCCTATCCATCCAATTGAATTGAGAGGCAAGCCTAACATCCATGGACACGTACACTTCGCAACTGTACCTGATGATAACTACGTCAACGTATGTTGCGAAAACGTGAACTATAAACCGATTGATTTACAATCTATTAAGGCTGGTTGGAGAAGTTATGAGTAGATTTAATATAGTATGTATTGATTATGAAGAGAAAGACGCACTTCTGCGTGACACCAAGTCTAATACCAATGGCGTATACACAGACCAATGGTTCTTTCAGTTTAATGGCGATGAACCAACTCTAATGGATGCCTACGATTATATTGCAAAAGAGTACAACATGACAGATGAGTTCCTAGAAGAACTTGCTAGTGAGTGTGATGATATACCAAGAAAGTCTACACCAACTAAACCAACATTTAAAGAGATCCTAGATTCTACCGAAGTGGCTGATATGATTGCAGTTGAGAGTCTCAAGTGGCATCTAAACTATCTGACAGAACGCAACATAGAATTGTTTGCTAATGAACCAGTCAAACCTCATCATCGTGAAGAGATCATAGACAATGAGAAGCACAAGGATGCTTTGCGATTAATCCTTAGAATGTTTGGAGCGAGAGTATGAATGATAATGTAGTATATCGTGCTATCCGCACACCTGATGGAACAATCCTTGAGTCTAGACATCGACATGACTACAAGACGTACACTGATGCGAACGGTAAGACGTATATGATTGATGGCGGTCTTGACTACCTTCGCTGTAGTGTGAATGACGATCAAGACATCATTGAGATCACGCTGGATGATCCACATGAGGTTGTTCGTGAGCATGTGATCTGGGGAACGTATGGTAAGAACGGCGACCAACCACTCAGATATATCAAACTGTCAGAGATGACGAATGATCATATCAAAGCAGTGGTAGAAACTCAAGCGATGATGTATCCGCAGAACAAACGTGCGATGATGAATGAGTTGACATACCGTGATGCGAATAGTATTGTGATTGAGGATTAAGAAAGATGAGCGATTATACACCAGACAACTGGGTGATCATTAAAGTCAAAGCAGGTAAACTGGATAGAGGGTTCTACAAAGTTCTTGCTGGATGGTCTGGCGGTTACTTAGATGGTGACTCATGGCGAATGAATTCTGGTATTACAGAGGTTAAGAAGGAAGGTAAGTTCTATGAGTTCTATGGCGCTTCGGGTTCTTGCTATCGTTGTCACGAGTCGGCTTATGGGCTGCGCATGAATAATGCGGGTATATGGAAACAGCTGGAAGAAAACCAAGACTTTGAAGGTCAGGTTACTCTGGTAGATAAAGACACAGATTGGTTAAAGGTTGATTGGTAATGGCTAGTCAATATATAGTAATTGGAAAAGAAAGTTGCCCGTTCTGCTCAAGAGCTAAACAACTTCTTGAAAGTAAAGAAATCGAATACACGTACCGAGACGTTCAGCAGGTAAACTCAGCTGACGTAGCAGCACTTGAAGAAATTGCTGGGGCTGAGTTTAGAACTGTTCCGCAGATCTTTAAGTATAAAGAAGGCGGTGGATTGGATTACATAGGAGGCTTTACAGAGCTTCAAGGAACATTTAATGAAAGTTAAAATTGGACCATATCCAAGTCGTTTGAATACGACAATTTACGCTGATTACATGACAAAGAAGTATGGTTATTCTCACTGGCCATCGGAAAGCAAACAAACTAAGTTTGAGCGTTTGTTAGATAAGTTCGACGATATTATTCAGTCATGTTATCGTCCTATCAACTATTTCTTGGACAAACGTGAACAGAAGGTAAACGTAAAGATCGATCGTTGGGATACGTGGAGTATGGATGCGACGCTCGCTCATATCATCGTTCCTATGCTAAGGCAGCTTAAGGATACAAAGCAAGGAGCTCCTCACGTCGACAAAGAAGATGTTCCGGAAGCATTATGGCCAAATGAGGCTGAAGAGGCTCTGTATGCTAAGAACGGTCAAATTGATATTCACTTCTTTGCTCGCTGGGACTACGTGATGGATGAAATGATCTTTGCCTTTGAATCTAAACTTAATGGTGATTGGGAAGATCAGTTCTACAGCGGTAATCATGATCGTATTACTGTTCCTGTAGATAAAGACGGAAACGAAGTAGCGAAAGAAGATGCCGAATATTATGAATGGCGTAAAGGACCAAACCATACCTTTGAAATCGATATGGAAGGTCGTAAATCATATCAAGAGCGCATCTCTAATGGCTTCCGTCTATTCGGGAAATATTATGAAAGTCTTTGGGACTAAACCTAACCAAACAGTTAAGTAATATAAATAATATTACATCAACCCCTATGAAGTTAAAAGAGCATCATGTATTGGATAGAAATAACCCTTAAAGACGGAAGCGTCATCAAAAAGAATAGTCAGCTTCTGAATGAAACGTATGATTACTTCAACTGCTACAGCAAGTGGAACGCTAGAAATGGCTACAGCTCTTCAAGTATGAAGATGGGCTTCGATGACGTTACTACAGGTTACTGGAACTCTGAAGATAATACCCTAAGAAGTAATCAATAGGGTATATCCTTATTTCAAATCGGTATAAGAAATCCTTGTATTTCTTCTCTACTTTAAGTATAATACTATTTGAAATTGAGGGAGACTTATTATGATTAGATTAATTGTTGGACTTATTATGATCCTTGGTGGCGTTGGCGGTATCGAATCATCAACCGAAACATTCCCGCTTGATAGCCTTGCTATCGCACTCACAGGATTTCTCCTAATGGCTTGGTCTACATTCGACGGCACGTTCTCAGAAGGTGTATCAGATGTATGATTTGGCGATTACCATAACTTCGGTTATAATATTAATATGCGCCTTTTATCTTAGAATCGTAAATGGTTCGGCAGGCATCTTTGCGCTGCTAGCACCTATGGCTCTAATATCATTAGTCGTAATTTATTCACACAAACCAAAAAAGAAACGTAAGGAACCACGTAATGGCTATTAAAACCGTAAAAACACGTAAGCGAACTAGTATTGGTCGAAACAATATTAAAACGGCATCGATGAATAAATCACGTCGCAGCTCATTTAAGAAGTACCGTGGACAAGGTTAAGACTAATGGCTTTGAATATTATTAACGACACGGACACCGTAGAGCTTGGTCCATCTAAAGATGGTACATACGAAGGCGCTATGGGCGGTACTGAGTTGATGAATAAAGCTCTTCATGAACGAGTTGATAAAGGCTTGCTTGAAGAGTTTAATCTTATCAAGTCCCGTGTTCGTTGGGTTGACCCTAAAAAGAAAAACCTTCTTTGGCTTCATGATACTTGGGACGATCCTGAGTCTCAGCATCTTAAGAAAGAAGAGTCTAGGAGTCGATTCGAGAAACTGATCTTTGTATCTAACTATCAGTTTCAGACCTATCATCTGGCGCATAAAGTTCCTTATGATAAGTCGGCAGTACTTAAGAATGCGATTGAACCGATTCAGCTAACACGAGACTCTAAAGGTAAAGATCAGATTCGTTTGATCTATCATACAACGCCTCATCGTGGGCTTGCTTTGCTTGTTCCTTGTGTAGCTAAGTTGGCTGAGATCTATGGCGATCGTATTCATCTAGACGTATACTCTTCGTTTGAAGCTTATGGTTGGGCAGAGCGTGATGAACCTTTTAATCAGCTGTTTGATGCTATTCGAAATCATCCGCAGATGACTTATCATGGCTACCAGCCTAATGAAGTTGTCCGTGAAGCTCTGACTAAAGCGCATATCTTTGCGTATCCTAACATCTGGCCAGAGACGTCTTGTATAGCAGCTATCGAAGCAATGAGTGCGGGTTGTGAGGTTGTATGCCCTAACCATGCGGCGCTACCTGAAACGACAGGCAACTTCGCTACGATGTATCAGATGACTGAGAATCATGAGAAGCATGCTAACGTATTCGTTAATCAGTTGTATGCGGCTATCGAACGATGGTTCGACGAGAACAGTCAACGCAAGCGTGTAATCCAACAGAACTGGGTTAACAACTTCTACAACTGGGATCTACGAGCAGCTGAGTGGAATGACCTATTAAGGGAGCTATCTAATGGCAGTAATTAAGAAGCGTAAACGTAAGCCGATGACCGAGGAACAACGCAAGGCAGCTGGAGAGCGCCTTGCAGCGGCTCGAGCAGCACGTCTAGCGGCTAATCCTCCAGAGTATAAGAACGTACACCCTGACGTGTTGGCGCTTGATGATGAAGACGCTCTATCGATGAAGAACGTTAAAGAATGGATCAAGTCCAATAAAGACCTACTAGCGGTTGAGCGAAAGCAAGCCAAGCAAGGTCAGAAAGGAGCTGAGGCACGTGCTCAGAACATTGCTTCATATATTCGTATTATGGAGACGTATCTTCAGAGTGCTACTTGGCTTGGATTGTTCTGGGGCGAGCGTCAGGAGAATCCTATGAGTCAAGCTTGCTTGGCTATGGCTTATGATAAAGACGGTTATCCTAAACGCAACGTCGGAACATGGTATGCGGATATAGCTACTGTCTGGACTCAGGAAATGGATATTGAAGATCGAGCTCAACGAAAAGCTTGACTCAAAACGTGAAACACACTATACTATAATGAGTAATTAAATAACTGATTGGGTGTCCCTTGATTATTTTAGATTTGAATCAGGTAATGATAAGTAACATTATGATGCAGCTTAATCATGAGCCTGACGTAAACGAAGATCTTGTACGTCATATGGTACTTAACTCTATCCGTGGCTACAGACAGAAGTTTGCCGCTGAATACGGTGAGTTGATTATCGCTTGTGACGATAAGAATAACTGGCGTAAGGATTTCTTTCCTTACTATAAAGCGCATCGTAAAGAAGATCGTAAGAAGTCTAATCATGACTGGAATAAGATCTTTGAGGTCTTGAATAAGATTCGTGAGGAGATTAAAGAATTCTTTCCTTACAGAACTATTCAAGTTGATCGTGCCGAAGCCGATGATGTTATCGCTGTTATTACACAAGAACACGGAACGTTTCTAAATAATGATAGTACAGAAAAGATTCTAATCCTTTCTGGAGATAAAGACTTTGGTCAGCTTCAGAAATATATAAATGTAGAACAGTACAGTCCTGTTCTTAAGAAATGGATTCGTATAAATGACGCTAATCGATTCTTGAAAGAACACATTATGCGTGGTGATCGTGGCGATGGTGTACCTAACTTCTTATCTGAAGATAGCTGTATCATCGCTAAGAATAGGCAGAAGGCTATACTAGCCAAGAAAGTTGACGTTTGGGTTGACTTGCCGCCTGAAGAGTTTTGTGACGAGACTATGCTTCGTAACTATAAACGAAACGAAATGCTAGTCAGCTTAGAAATGATACCTGCCGATATACGTTCGGCAATTATAGAAGAGTTTAATAATTACAAAGTCCCTAGACGTGGTGGGTTGTTGAACTACTTTATTAAAAACAAACTTAAGAATCTTATGGATTCTATTGGAGACTTCTAATGCGAAAGACTTTCTATCAAATCTTTGAAGAGGTAGATAAGCAAAAAACTAAGAAAGAGAAGATTGCTAAGTTGCGTGAGTACAGCTGTGCGCCTCTTAAACTTGTTCTCGGTGCTACGTTTGACCCACGGGTTAAGTGGCTGCTTCCTGAAGGCGAACCGCCATACAAACCTCTAGGTTCTAACTCAGATCAAGAGGGTGGGCTTCTAAACGAGCTACGCAAGCTGTATCTGTTTACTGAAGGTAATACTGATACTCAGCGTAATCTTAAACCTCGCAGACGTGAAGAGTTGTTCATCGCCATGCTTGAGAGTATCGATCCTGGCGATGCTAAAGTTCTAATTGCTATGAAAGATAAGCAGCTACCATTTAAGAGCATCACTAAGAAGCTTGTAGCTGAAGCATTCCCTAACCTTTCTAAAGACTGGTGAAAAGAAGATAAGAGCCTCCTATGGGTAAGAGTACTAAACGCTTTAAAGAGTATATTGAAGAAGGCGAATATCTTCGCCGCAAGAAACTGAAGAAAGAGTCCCGTCACAATTACAAAGAGCATTTGAAGGATGTAATTGATCACCAAGATTGGGATGAACTAGCTGAAGAATTATATTATGAATCGCATAGCAATTATAGTCGGTAACGGCAAAAGCAGAAAAGAAATAGATCTAAACCAGCTAGTTGGTCAGGGCGAAATCTACGGATGTAATGCCCTGTACCGTGACTTTAATGGTTGGGATTACCTAGTCGCTATTGACGACCGTATGATTGCTGAGATCACTAAAGCGGCTGAGAGTCCTGACTCTAATATCTCTGGTGATATCATATTCCCGCCTGAAGAAGAACGATACGAGGTAACAACTGGTCGTCGCTCCAACTCAGGTATGAATGCGATGCTTGAAGCTATCAGACGTAACAACAATGTACTATACTGTATTGGCTTTGACTTCATACTCAACGGTGAAGATTCCGTAGATAATATCTATCTCGATACCGAAGGGTATGAAGCTCATACGCAGCAGGGGCTGCAGCAAGCGAACTACAATCGAGTTAAATACCTTGAATGGTTCGCTACGCAGTTCCCTGAAGTGAAGTTTATATTCGTTATACCGCAAGGATCTCAAACGAAGGTGATTAACGCACCTAACGTCTATGGTCAGTTCATGAACACGTTCTTGGATAAGATAAAGAACTAAATAACTTTACAACCTTACTAGGAGGTGTTTATGAATGTAAGTTTGCCGATCGAATGGCAGATCATCTTTCTCGGTGTGGTGTTTCTATCCGCATACTTCTCTTTCAAAACTGGATACGAGTCAGGATCCCGTGATGGCGTTGACGCTATACTTGGCTCGCTTGAAGCTCAAGGTATCATAAAAATTGAAGAAAGTGAAGAATAATTGAAAAAAGTTTGATTTAGGTGTTTACTTCTGTTAGATAATTTTATATAATACTTGTATTGAATTGAGAGAGGTAAAAAACTATGTGGTATGATTCTGAATTTATGAACGGTAAATGCGGCGACATGAACTTTGATCCAGAGTTCAAGAACGTTTCTATTATGGAACAGCTCGCTAAAATATTAGACTCCGCTAAGGTTGACGTTGGTCTTGACGTTCCTGAAGCTAAGTATAAAGCAGTAGAAACCGTAACAACTGACGACGGCGACATAATCAAAGTAACAGCAGCTCAGGCTGAGATCCTACGCAACGCTGTTCTTAATGTTCCTGTGAAAAGTCGTCTCGAAACCCTCAAGAAAATCCAAACAACAAAAGGCTTGACTTCTGTACTAAATGCGATTAAACTATGAGTATGATGATGAAAGATAAAGTAATTCTTGTTGATTGTGATGGCGTCCTGTGTGATTGGGAATTCGCCTTTGAGAACTGGATGGAAAAGCATGGCTACGAAATTGCTGTTCCTGACGAATATGATATAGCGGTAAAGTATAACCTACCGAAAGAAGATAAGAAACGTCTTGTTCGTATGTTTAACGAAAGTGCTTGGATTCGTAAGCTTCCTCCGCTTCGTGATGCGATTAAGTATGTTAAGAAACTTCACTCTGATCACGGTTATATTTTTCACTGTGTGACTTCTTTGAGTGACGATCAGTATGCTCAGCATCTTCGCACTAAGAACCTTCGTGAGTTGTTCGGTGACACTGTGTTTGATAAGTATGTTTACTTAGACACTGGCGCTGATAAAGACGAAGCTCTAGCGAAGTACGAAGGTACTGGTTGCTGGTGGATTGAAGATAAACCTGAAAATGCTAACGTTGGTACTGATCTTGGTCTGAATAGTATCCTTATGAATCACGACCACAACAGGTTCTTAAACGTGTATGAAAATACTCCTCGAGTTAGCAACTGGAAACAAATTTACAATATAATTGTTGGATATTAAGTTTAAGTCTCCATAGCTCAGCAGGATAGAGCAATAGCCTTCTAAGCTATCGGTCGTAGGTTCGAATCCTACTGGGGACGCCATTAATGCGGGTATGGTATAATGGCTAATACATCAGCCTTCCAAGCTGAGAATGCGGGTTCGATTCCCGCTACCCGCTCCACTTTAAAGGAAATACATGAAACCATTACACAATAATGTTCTAATTGCTGAACTAAAGCAAGATAAGACTACGGAAAGCGGCATCATCCTAGCAGGTGAAGCTAAAGAACGTAGTCAACAAGCTTTAGTTATGGCAGTTGGTCCAGAAGTTACGCAAGTTAAACTTCACGATAAAGTCATCCCTGATTGGAGCAAAGGTAGAGTCACTAAGATCGGTGAGCTACAAGGCGTTGTAATCAAGGAAGAAGATATCCTCTGTATTATTGAAGAGTAATTATGGGCTGGGCAACGGACGGTAAACCTCGACACAAACCTAAACCGAAATATAAAACGGTTTCGTTTGATCATGATTCTGAAAGCTTCGTAAGAGGTTATCAGATAAGTGAGAAGTTGTGTGATCATCTGGTAGCGAATATAAACAGACGTGACGAGTTCTTTAATTATGATGAGAAGCGTGAGTACTATCGTTTACAAAACAAGTACATCGATAAGAAGCTTCAGCAATCATATGTGAGTCAGGTTAGAGGTTGTCTTGAGCAATACGAGAAAGACTACCAATTCGCTAGAAAGGGTCTGCCTTACACTATGCAGAATCCTTTCAACTTTCAGATGTATGAACCAGGGTGTTGGTATAAGCACTGGCATCATGAAGATCCTGGACCAAGACCAGGACACTTCCTTCGTAAGTTCGTGTTTATGACTTATCTAAACGACATCAAAGAAGGCGGTGGTACTGAGTTTCTGTATCAGGACTTAGACGTAGAACCTAAAAAGGGGTTGACGTTGATATGGCCAGCTGGTTGGACTCACCCACATCGAGGCGTCGTTGCCCCAGAGGAAAGAAAGTATATCGCCACAGGTTGGTTCGTATATAAGGATAGGATTAAAGAATGAAGAAGCAATTTGTGAGTCAAGAAGCAGAGCTATTGACAATCCTAATGGAAGAGTGTGCGGAAGTTTCAATCGAAGCTTCCAAGCTAATTCGCTTTGGCGATACGATGGACAATCAGAAACGCTTAGAAAAAGAGATTGGTGATCTGATGTGTATGATTGATTTACTTCATGCGCACGATATGATCTCATGGACTAAGGTTGACGACTACTCTAACGAAAAATACGAAAAGCTCAAAGAATATTCCTCTCTAATTCTTTGATCCCTTATAAAAAAGAGCTATAACCATATAAGAAAATAGTTTGAAAAAACTTCTCTAGGTGGTTGTAGTTCTACTCTATATATCATATAATTACCTCATAGTTGATTGAAATGAGAGAGTTAAATATGATCAATATCCCTTCTTACTACCGTGAAGAAATGCCTTTCAACGAAGCGGTAAACCTAATTTCTAATCGTGCTGGCGGTGATCTTCTCGAAGGCATGAAGTCAATCGAAGGCATCTACGACGAGTTCACTAAGAACCCACCAGCCTACTCTGGCTATGTAAACGAAGATGATTTCTTCAGCTCTTGGTCTTACGAGCTTAATGCTTTTAACGTTGTCTTTGAAAACATGAACAAAATTTTTTGAGGGATTGATTATGACTAACTTCACTTTTGATTACGATATCTTTTCTGACCTGTACAAAGATGCATACGGTATCCGCCCACGTTGTCACTACTTTTACTACGAATCTACAACTGACGAAGAGCGTCAGGATATTTGGGACCGCACCTTGGTAGCTCTAGATGAGACTATCGAACGGGAGCGTCTTGAGAAAGAATCAGCTGAAGCCGAGTTCAAGGCGACGCTTCAAAAAGCGATCGCTCTGGGCGCTGGCGACGAAGAAACAGCTCTTCGTTGGCTTGTACAGGACGAAAAGTTCTATTCTGGGCAGGATGTAGAGCATTGGGTTTACAACCACGGTATTTTGTTTACCGACTACGGCAAAGCGCTGGTAAACAAAATTGAGCACCTAGTTGAATATTCGGTATGAGAAGGAGTATCTTGATATGAACGATAATTGTATAGAGGCTAGTTGGGAAGAGTATGATTCATATATGCTCGAAACTCAGCAGTGGTTTAAGGAAGAGGATACTAGAGATGTGTCTGGACCAGAGTTTGATCCGGAGGAACGTTTATGAGATATCTACTAGAAACAACAAGTGACTGGAACACTGACGTTCGTATTCCTAATCATACGTACATACTAGAAGACGGTCGTTCAGGTCGTATGCTCGGCTACATTAAAGAAGGCACTTCGGATCCTATCATGTTCAGCAAACCGCTACCTTTCAGTCGTACTCGCCGCACCTTCAAGGAACTGAAGCGATGAGCTATACGGTAGAGTACCAATGGTTCACAGGGTTTGTTGAAAAATTTACTTGCCCTCCTCTCAAAAAAGAGGTATTATCATGGTATAATAACGGAATGGCTCTCGAAGCTGTTACACGCATAATCATTAAAGATGATAAAGGTGAAGTCCTTCATGATGTCCAAAAAGAAAATCGCTATGTTAAAGCAACAGAAACTCCAAAAAGAAAGAGACGAACTCAAACGGAGAAAGCTGCAAGCTCAGAAACTGGGTCTCGTCCTAGACGCAAACGGGCAGTTAAGTCTACCGAAGGAGAGACTAAAACAAGTACGAGAAAAACAAAAGCAGTTTCAGGAACTGAAGCAAAGCCAGCCGTATCGACCAGAAGAAAAAGAGTATCCAAGTCTTAATTCAGGGATACATATGGTTGACAAGAAAGAGGTTTTACAGTATACTGGAACTCTAGTTAAAGGTATTGCGACTATGCATAAGTCGAATGCCGTTCCTGTAATCAGTCAGGAAGAAGCAGAATCAATAGCAAAAATGCGCAGAGGATAATATGGCTAATAATGTTGATACTTACGTTTCGTTTGAACGTATTTCAGAAGAAGGTGCGGCTCGCTTTTTAGAGTTGTGTGAACGATTTGAAGGGTTTAATGACGAAGATACTTACGAGTATACATTCTCCGACATTATCGACGCACCTCAAGGCGAAGACGAGTCTGACTATAGCTACAACATAGATAAAGTTGGTGCTAAATGGGCATACGTCGAAGATCCTAGCGAGCTTGGCTTCGCTTGTCGTTCGGCTTGGTGTGTTCCTACAGAGGGTATTAAATATATCTTCGACGAGATCAGCAAAGTCGATCCTAAGTTCATCGGTACATATACATATTATGATGAGATGCCTAACTTCGTTGGCTGGCAAACCTACACCGAAGGTGATTGGGGCGACTACGACGAGTGGGATTGGGAGCACATTCAAGAAGGTCTATTAGAAAATAATGAAAACCTTCGTGCTGAATATAACGAAGAAGATGATGAGTTTACTTCAGAGGGTCTAGACATCCTACAAGATCTTCAGTACGAGTATGTTGAAGAGTTGGTTGGTCAAGGACTACGTTACGAACTTGAACTTATCTACGAAGCCGAACGTGAGGCAGAAGAAGATGCGGCAACAAGTCTTTGATTTTCCTGAATTTGACCTTGGACAATTCGCAAGAAACCAGTATTATAATAATCTAACTGAGAGAGAGGCGTTCGGTATCGAGCTAATCTCTTATGAAGAATATTATACGCAAAACGAAGAATGGTTGTTAGAAGAATATGAACGTCTTTTATCTCAATAGCGATCCAGTACAGTGTGCTAGCGATCACTGCGACAAACACGTAGTCAAGATGATTATAGAGTATGCGCAGTTATTATCAACAGCACACCGTATCTCAGATGGCACAGAGTACATTGATGCGTCAAGTGGTCGTAAGATTAAACGTTGGCGTCTAAACGATTTGCGTGAGCAGGCTCTATATAAAGCTTCTCACGTCAATCACCCTGATGCTGTATGGGCACGCTCTACGAAAGGCAACTACGAATGGCTCTACAAGCTCTTCGTTGCTGTCTGCAATGAGTACACTAAGCGGTATGGCAAAGTTCACTTGACTGACGAAAAACTCCGTAGCGAGCTTGCTTCTCCGCCAGAGAACGTTTTAGATGGTATTATGACGACTCCTCCGCAGTGTATGCCTGATGCATGTAAAGATACCGATACTGTTCAAGCATACAAGAACTACTATATAATGGAAAAGAAAACCTTCGCTAAGTGGAAGAATACTAAAACGCCAGAGTGGTTCACGGAGACTAATTAAATGCCAATATATGATTTCTTAAACGAAGAAACAGGCGAGTTCGAAAAGCATATGATGAAGATTGCTGATCTCGACAAGTTCAAAGAAGAAAACCCGCAGCTAAAGCAGATGCTTTTAGGAGCTCCCCGTATTGTAGGCGGAACTGGAACTTCATTTAAGAACGATGATGGTTGGAACGAGAACCTAGCACGTATCGCTGAATCTCATCCAGGATCGGCTCTAGCCAATAAGGTTGGCGGTCGTTCATCTAAACAAGTTAAAGTCGAAGAAGCTGCTAAGAAGCATGGCTTAGGAAATAAATCTTACACTATGGATCTCTAATGAGAATATTTGAACACAGGTCTGATATAGAATTAAAAGAGCTGAATACAGAAACGATTAACGGTAAACGTCATTATGTAACTCCAGAAGGCAAGTATCCGTCTATTACGTCTGTACTATCTGTTCTATCTAAAGATTCTATTATGGCTTGGAGGAAACGTGTAGGTGAAGAGGAAGCGAATAGAATAAGCACTCAAGCCGCACGACGAGGTACAAACGTTCACCAGATGTGTGAAGACTATCTAAACAACGAGTTGGATATGTCTAAGTTTATGCCGAATGAAAAGGATATGTTTAAACCGTTGAAAGAAACGTTAGATAAACATATTGGAACTATCTATGCTCAGGAAGCTCCGCTCTACTCTAACTATCTTGGAATAGCAGGTAGGGTTGACTGTATTGCTGAGTGGGATGGTCGCCTATCAATCATCGACTTTAAGACCTCACGTAAACTTAAAAAGAAAGAGTGGATTCATTCATACTTTCAACAAGCTACAGCTTATGCTATTATGTGGGAAGAACGTACAGGGATTCCAATCGATAAGATTGTTATTGCTATTACGGTAGACGATGAGGATGAACCTCAAATATTTGTAGAGAAACGTGATAACTGGGTCAAAGATCTTATAAATACAATAAACTTGTACAAAGGGCAATATCAATAATGTTATCATTTAAGCAACACCTAGAGGAAGGGGTAAACGACCCCGCTATCTTTAAAGCAGTTTTCCTAGCGGGCGGACCAGGATCTGGTAAGTCGTTTATCGTTGGTAAGACCGCTCTACAATCTCTAGGCTTTAAATTGATTAACTCTGATGTGTCTTTTGAAAACGCTCTGGCTAAAGCTGGACTAAAGACTACACCTGAAGACATCTATTCTGAAAAAGGTCAGATGCTGCGCATCAAGGCTAAAGCTCTAACAGCTAAACAAATGAAGTTCGCTGTCGATGGTCGTCTTGGTCTAGTTATAGACGGTACAGGTAAAGACTATGAAAAGATTAAAAGGCAAGTTATCGAACTTAAAAAGATCGGTTACGAATGCGCTATGATCTTTGTTAATACCGATTTGGATACTGCTATTCACCGTGACTCTCAGCGTGACCGTTCTCTCGGTGCGGAAGAGGTTACAACTATGTGGAAAGCAGTTCAGAACAATATGGGTAAATTCCAAAACATGATGGGTAACCATATGTACATTGTAGATAACTCTGAAGGCTCTAACTATGTTGGCGCTACTAATTCAGTCTACAAACGTATTGGTGCGTGGTCTAAACAAGATCCTACTATGCCGCAAGCGAAAGCTTGGCTGGCACCAAAGAAAAAAGCTTAAGTTAAAATAATCCTTGACTTAATCCCCGAATTAGTATACTATTACTAATATGAGAGTGTATCTCTCTTTAACTATCTAAAAATAGAGGTAAATTTTATATGAAAAAAATCGCAATCGCTAGTGTAGCTGTTGCAGCTGCCGTTCTTGCGGGCTGTGTAACTACTAAAGAAGCTCAGGCGGCAGAAGAAACAATCGTTGTAACTCCAGCTGTAGAATTCAGCAAGTATGTAGGCGTTGAGCGTGCTACTGAAGCTGATACTACTATCGCTTATGCAGGCGTTGGCGTTACTAAAGGTGCTCTAGATGTTGGTCTTCAGCTAGACCTAGATCTTAAAGATGGCGACGAGCAGGGTGAGATTGATAACGTAAATCTTGCTGCTTCACTTGCTGTTACTGAAGCACTTTCGCTCTACACTTCTAACGATTTCGATCGTGACTTCGAGCGTACTGAAACCAAAGTTGGCGTTAAGTACAACTTCTAAAAACAAGGGAGCTTCGGCTCCCTTTCTTTTCGGCTAAATAAACATGTTGAAACTAGCAATCGTTATTTTTACTATTATGTTGTTTATCGCTGATGCCCTATTAGAAACTACGGCTTATCAAGAGTTCGTATATTCAGAAACTGCTAATAAAGCAGGGATCAATAATATCCCAGCTGAACTACACGTAAAGAACGGTGAGCTGGTTTATCGTAACATCGTAGAACCTCTGCGTTTGTTATACCCTTCACTCAAAGTCACTAGTGGCTATCGAAACGAAACCCTCAACAAGCTTGTTGGTGGCGTACCTGAATCTCAACACTTAGAAGGCAAGGCTGTTGATATTGTAATAAAAGATGCTGATCATCTTGAAGTTATGAGATGGATTGCTGACAACCTAGAGTTTGATCAACTTATACTTGAGCCAAGTTGGATTCACATATCGTATTCTTCTACGCATAATCGTAAAGAAATCTTAAAATATAAAGATGGAATCTTTAGCAACCTCAAGTTATAAATAGTCTTAAAAGTATGAGGACGACTTGATGAACCGTTTAATTATTGGATTGATTACTATTCTATTTGCCGCTACAACCTATGCGGCTGATCCAATCGTTACTGAATCCACCACAGACAGTACAGTTACTAGTAGTGGTAGCATGACGACTACTATTAAGCAACCGCCACCAAGTGCCGTATCACCGCAGTTCAGCTCAGGCAATAATAGCGACCTATGTACAATCGGTGTTGCTGGCGCTGTTCAGACTCAGATACTCGGTATATCTGCGGGAACAACCTTCACTGAAGAGAACTGTATCCGTCTAAAGAATGCTAAGACGATGTACGATATGGGTATGAAGGTTGCCGCTGTATCTATTATGTGTCAAGATAAGAAAGTCTTTGACGCTATGATGCATGCTGGAACTCCTTGTCCATACAACGGACTAATTGGAGATGCGGCAAAACTAGGTTGGGAAACTCACGTAGAAGAGACCCAAAAAGAATTAGATGCTATGGATAATCCAAATGTTAAGAAAGCTGCTACTATCGGCGGTATTGGCGCTCTCGGCTGGCTACTCTTATTCTGATAGCATAGCTCCGTATTTCGGATATACTCCTAATGCTGCGGCTATGGGGTATACATGGAATATGGATAATGTGTTTCCGAGTCCTCCTGGTCTAGACGTTAATGCGGTAATATATAACTATACTCCGATCAAGAACACTGAAGATTCTATGATCGTAAACGTTCAGAACGAGAATGCTCTGGGCACAGGTTATATCTTCCGTGAGACGGATGACTGGACAGGTAAGGCAGGTGGCGTAGAGATACGCAAGGTTGTTCCTGTAGCGAATATTCCTAGAGAGTATTGGGGTACAGGTAGTATAGACGTTCAAGGAACAGGTACAGTAACAGATGCTAGTGTAGTATACAGTTACCGTGTTGATCCTTGTTACGATCCGCAGTTTGATCCGAACTGCCCAGGATACAAACCTTACATACCTGATATTGATATAATTGACGTAGCAGATCTATATGACGCTACAGCTGGCGACTCAGATATATCTACAACTGACGTAGATTATAAATCTGAAGAAGAGCTATCTGAAGAAGAGAAGAAAAAGCGTCAGGAAGAAGAAGATAAAGATAGTAAAGAAAGGCTAGAAAAGGCTCTAGCGGCTATCGATAACTCGGCTCTTTTTGCTAATGCGTTTGATGCTAGTAAAATGCTAGATCAAATCAATTCTTCAGTGAATATGAATCCTTACTACGCTGCTTATATTGCGGGTGGCGAGTATAATGATTCGATTGAGCTGGATGGTGGCAACCTTCCAGACAACAAAAACGGTAGAAAGTATGACCTATCAAGTCAGAAGCTTCATACCGAAATGGTTGATATGCAGTACAAATAATGTTTTTAGTATACAATAATAACAAGGAGAACACAATGTTCAAAACTAAAATACTACTGGCTGCGCTTGGCTTAACCGTTATCGGTAATGCTTCTGCTGAAACCGCACCTATCAACGGTGTTGTTCAGTCACGTTGTATTATTCAGACGGACAATGCTGGTACTTACGGAAACCCGAATGCGTACACACTAACAACAGCAGCAGCTGATGGCGGTGAACCTGCTACCGTTCGCTTTGACGTAACATTGGCGGATGCTTACTATGCTATAATCACAGCACCAACTGAGTTCTCATCTAGCCCTAATCTTCCTGATACAGTAACTTGGACAGGCGATACTGAAGTATCTGCCGTATCTGATGCTACAGGTATGGGTTCGTATGAGCAGAATAAAGTTGAGCTTGGTATGGCTGATAAGTACGACCTTACAGTTACAGGAAGCACTTGGTTTCAAACCTCTTCTGAAGCAGTAATGGGCGGCAGTAAAGCATTTCCTGGTGGCGCTTACACAGCACTTGTAACGGCTGAATGTATAGCGAAATAGGTTATATATGAAATACTTTATTATAGGGGTACTGTTGGGGGTTCTTTCTGCTTTGGCTATAGAAGCTAATGCTCACGAAATGACCCCTACTTATCCCAAGTTGAGACCCTCTTTCTTTGACGGTATGTATGTTACTGAAATGGAGATCTTCAACAAAAGAGAAGACGTTCGATATTACGAGTTGGGTGTATTTGATAATGAATGGAAGTCAATTCCGTTCGTTTCAGCTTACACTATACTTAAAGTAAATTATCTTGATCATGTTAGGTTTTCGGTATTCATTCGAAAAGAAGATGTATCAAGAGCGACATATCTTTGTTCACGTTCTAAGCTGAGAAAAGATGATTCAGTTAGAACAGCAATAACCTCAAGGATATGTTCTAAGTTCAAGTGAGTTCTGCATGAAAAAATATTTTATGATAATTGGTTTATGCATTAGCTCATTTGCTATTGCTGATACCAGTTCGTTAAATTTACAGTTGCCGTCAGCACCTTCCGCTTACGGGCAGGATAGCATTAGGTCTAGTGATGGGGTTGATTGTAAGAACTCTATTGGTGGCGCTACAAACTTTGAGTTTGGCGTTACGGGAGTTGTAGACAATTACCAAGGCATGTTTAATAGCGATCCTAACATAGACTCTACTAAAGATATTGGAGTATATGCTAGGATAATTATTCCGTTAGATGGTCCAGCCGAACGAATAAACTGTAACTCGCTATACCAACTTGAGCTTAGAAAGAAAAGAATTGAAGTATTAAAATTACAAGAAGAACTAGACGCACTACGTCGAATGAATCAACAAGGCGGGAATGCGTTCGAAAACTAGGAAACTGAGATGAGCGAAAGAGATCTTGGTGAAGAATTAGAGAATATAGAAGGCGAACTTGATAATTTAAAAAATAAAGAATTCAAACTATTCGGTATAAAGATGACTCCGATGACTATCAGTGCTGCTCTAGCAGGTATTGGTACTATCGTTGGTTCTCTTTATGGCGGATTCTTAATGTATCAGAAAGTTGAACAGGCGATTGAGTTCGTTGATCAACAGCAAGAATACGAAGAAAAGATCGCTGGCTTTGAACAGCGTATGGAATTGATCGACCAGAAGGTATCTGCTTCTGACGAGAACCTATATGCTATCAAGTCTGATCTAAAAACAGATATACGAAGAGTAGAAGGAATTGTTGATGGAGTTGAGCGTGATGCTAAACAGACGATGAAAGACGTTGATGGCGAACTGCGAACCTTTAGGACTGACGTGAAAGATCTAACTCGAAACGTTGAATCAGAACTTAAAACTCTGAGGAAAGAGACGGAAACGCAACTTGATGCTTTAGAAGCTAGAGTTGAAGACCGTATTCAAAAAGCCCTAGACAACCCACTAGCAAATTAAGGAATACTCATGGTATCAAAAGAAGAATTTGAAAAAGCAGACGTTAATGGCGACGGTGTAATTTCAGAAGAAGAAATGGAGATTTATATTGAATCTAAAAGACGTGAGATGGAAGATGAAGACGCTAAAAGAGACCAACAGCGCAAAATGGTTTGGTTTGCTCTTTTTGGCATGCTCCTTTATCCTCTATTCGTATTTGGAACTGAAGCTCTGGGCTTTACTAACGCCTCTGGAGTGATTGGAGATATGGCACCGACCTACTTCATGGCAGTTTCAGTTGTTGTAGGCGCATTCTTTGGCGCTGATGCTTACGTAAAAGCGTCAAAATAAAGCTTTGAGAAACACGAAACGTATACTATAATTAACTTAGTAAACTATATTAAACGTTTTTGGAGGACTACTATAGAATGATTGATGTGATGACCAAGGATAAGTTCTCTTTCATTATAGAAAGGATAGTCAGGGACGACCGTCTTTCCTATATCGATGCTATCGTATTCTGGTGCGAAGAAAATCAAATGGAAGTAGAAACTGCGGCTAAACTTGTATCCCCTGTAATAAAGGAGAAGATGCTAGTTGAGTGTCAGGATCTAAACATAATTAAGAAAACAGCACGACTTCCTATTTGATGAGCGAGACTATGTCAGCATTTGATACATACAGAACCTACTTGGCGGTTCAGCAACACTTTACACGCAAGAGCTACGACTTCTTTAAATACAACGGAAAGGTTAAGGTCAGCGAATCTACTTTCCTAAGTCGTAAGGATCGATACTTCTTTGAAAAGGCATCACGTAAATTTAAACGAGATGAGTTTCTAAACTTCCTAGTATCAAACTACACCTCAGGTTCAGACCACTGGATTGGTAATCTAATGTCTGGAGATAACCTTGTAGCACTAGCGAAGTGGAAAAAGAAAATTGATTCCTTGACTTATATGTTCAAAGAGGATATAATAAATATAGTAGATCAAGAGGAGAAACTTGATAACGCTCTTAAGATGATTGACGGGAAGCATCCGCTACTATTCAGGATGTATCTCCGTAAAAAGATTTCATTAGAAACGATGGTTATCCTAGATGACCTAGTGAACTATAGCAGACTGTGGAAGAAGTACGACGACATGATGCTAACTGATCACGTGTTCCTAATGGAAAAGTATCGCCCATTTCTCCACCAAGCGGTACTTATTGATAAGTCGAAATATCGTAATATAGTGCTTGACTTGTTCTCATGATTATTATATACTAGACTCTTACATAATGAAATATGTGGATACGAAAACAATACAACGCAATACAAACATACAAACATACAAGGATATACAAATATGTCATTCTCTTCACTTAAAAAATCACGTGGAAATTCCCTTTCACGTCTAGTCTCTGAATCACAAAAACTATCTACTCCTCAACAGGGTGGCGGCTCCGATGAGCGTTTTTGGAAACCAGAGGTAGATAAGTCTGGTAACGGTTACGCTGTAATTCGTTTCCTACCAGAACCAAACGGCGAAGACCTTCCATGGGTACGTCTATTCGATCACGGCTTCCAAGGTCCTGGTGGCTGGTACATCGAAAACTCTTTGACTACTATCGGTGAAAAAGATCCAGTGGGTGAGTTCAACTCTACTCTTTGGAACAACGGTACTGATGCTGGTAAAGAGCAGGCACGTAAACAAAAACGTCGCCTAAAATATGTTTCAAACATTTATGTTGTTAAAGATCCAGCGAACCCTTCTAACGAAGGTAAAGTATTCCTATACCAGTATGGTAAGAAGATCTTTGATAAACTAAATGAAGCTATGAACCCTGAGTTTGAAGACGAAAGTCCAGTAAACCCATTCGATTTTTGGGAAGGCGCTGACTTCAAACTTAAGATTCGTAACGTTGAAGGATACCGTAACTACGATAAGTCAGAGTTCGACTCTTCATCTCCACTACTAGCTGGCGATGACGAAGAACTAGAAACCGTGTACAACGGATTGTACTCGCTAGCTGACTTCCTAGACAAGCGCCACTTCAAGTCTTACGCAGAGCTTGAAGCGAAACTAAATCGAGTGCTAGGTCTTACTGGTGCGACTTCGACAAGCAAAGCAGAAGATTATGATCACGAACCTGAAGTAGCAGAAGCGCCAGCAATGCGTGAAGCGCCAGCTCCTAAGGTAAGCGATGAAGTATCTTTTGATGATGACGACGATAATCTGTCGTTCTTTGAGTCACTAGCAGAAGAAAATTGATGCCACCTTCTAGCTAAGTTTTGGGGAGCCTTGCGCTCCCCTTTTTTTTATCT